GACGCCCACGAGCTCGAGGTCGAGTTCGTGTTCCAGCGCCCGGCCAGCCACTGGACGAAGGCCGGCGGCCTGACGTCCTCGGCCCAGCCGTTCCCGCCGAAGCGGTGCGGCGACTTCGACAACCTGGCCAAGGCAGTCGCGGACGCGATCACGGACTCGGGCGCGATCTGGGAGGACGACGACCAGGTCGTCCAGGCCGTGGTCCGCAAGCGCTACGGGTCGCGGAAGGAACTGCCGCGGACGGTGGTCGTGATCCGGAGGCTCGCCCATGCCGAAGCGGAGCCGGCGTGACCGGCCGACGCTGCCGGCCCACATGCGGCCGCGTCTCCTGTCGCCCGAACAACAGCGGATCGTCCGCGAGGCCTGGGCCGCAGGCCTGCCACGGGACGAGGTGGCGCGGCTGGCCGGGATCACGGTCCACGTCTTCGAGGCCCGGCGGCTCGACCAGCTCAGCAACCTCCCCAAGCGGACACAAGGCGTCGGCGGCGGCCGCCGGGGCGGCGATCCGACCGAGGAGGAGATCTGGGGCCGACTGACGCGAGAGATCCAGGCCCGCTGGACCGACGACGAGCGCCAGGAGGCCTGGGAACGTTCACGCAGCCGCGCAGAACTCGGAGACTAGGGGCATGGCCACCGCAAACCAAGACATTGGGTCGCTCTCGATCGGCTTTCGCGCCGGCGACGAGTATTCGACCCTGCTCGACTTCTCGATCTCGACCACCAGCTACACCTGGGGGGCCGAGATCTACGCGCTCCTCGACGGTGCCGCCGTGGTGTCTCCGACCATGACGGTCGTCAGCGCCGCGAACGGACAGGTCAACCTGTCGCTCACGGAGACCCAGACGGCGGACCTCGAGCCCGGGACGTACGGCGTCCGCGTTTGGTGGGTGGCTCCGGGCAACGTGAAGCGGACCGTCACAGACGGGATCTGCGAGGTGCGAAGGTGAGCCCGATTAACGTCAGCGCGGCCAGCTCGTCGATCGACGTGACGGCCGGCGAGTCGACCGTCGAGATCGAGGTCTCGGCCGGCCAGGTCGACGTCGATGTGATCGGTGGCCAGGGCCCGCAAGGCCCGCCCGGCCCGCAGGGCGAGCCTGGCGAAGGCGGCGGCGGTGATTTCCTGCCGCTCGCCGGCGGCACGATGACCGGGAACATCGTGTTTGACGAGACGGGCGGGCAATTCATCGGAAAGGGCCTGGTCGACACCGAGCGCGGCGGCTTGTACGGAATCTCGCTCGTCTGCTCCGTTGGCTACCAAGTCAATTGGCAAGCCGGCTGGATTCTCGCGACCGAGCAGAGCGGATCCACGCCGCGACCGCTCTACCTCGACAGCGCCGCCGGCACGACGCTACGGGTCTGGGACGCTGCGGAGGACGAGGGGCTCGAGGTCGCCCACGACGGTATTACCTTCTCCGACGACACGACGCAGACCACCGCCTGGACAGGCGACCAGGCGGTCAGCACGACGGACTCTGTGACGTTCGCGGGAGTGACGATCACAGGCACGTTCCCCGCGTTGCAGATTGCCCAGGCTGTCGGCCTCTACTACGACTCGGACGCTGGCTACTGGCTGCTGGATTGCGGCGACGAGGAGCACCAAGGCGTCATCAGCCGGTTCAGTTTGATGAATTGTGAGGAGATCGAATTCCTCGACGACACGGTGCAGACGACCGCGTGGACCGGATCATTCTCCTACGACGACCTCGACGATCTGCCGACGACCTACACGCGCCTGAGCGACACCGTCTCGAACGTGTCGTACCTCGGCCTCGCGCCCGCCGGCTCGGCCACTTCCGCGAGCGCGTGGCGAATCAAGCGCACGACTATAGCAACTGGCGGAACAGTGTCGTCCAGCGTCACAGCGACGAACGTCGCGTGGAACGACCGACTCACCGCGTCCTACTCGTAGCAGGAGTTTTCCCATGCAAGCCGCCTCGCCCGTCGTCCATGACGGCCAGACATACGACCGCCTGTCGGTCAACCTCGCCGTTACCACCTCGTACAACGCAGCCGGCGAGCGAGACATGAGCATCGCGATGCGAGTGATCCCGACGCGGATCGACGCCGAGATCGGTGCCGTCACGCTCGACTCGCATGCGCACACGGTGTATCGCGGGCGGCTGGCGGAACTCAGCGGAGCAGACGAGCGGGCGTGCGTCCAGGCGATGACGGCCGCGCTCCAGGCGCTCATCGAATCGAAGGGCTGGTGATCTATGGCGGTGTACTACGCTCGCAAGGCTGGCAACGTCAACGCAGTCGACGTGTGGGCGACCACGCCCAGCGGCTCGGCCAGCGACGTGTTCTCGACGTTCACGTCGTCCGATGTGCTGATGGCCAACAGTTTCGCCATCACGCTCAACGTCAACACGACTGTCGGGGAGATTCGCACCGACAACGCGAATTCCGCGACGGCCGGCGGCTCGTTCACGCTCAACAACAGCATCACGCTGACCGGCTCGGTGTTCGCCGGGTCTACCAGTGCGTCTTTGTCCTATACCGGCAACTCGCCGAATTCAGCCAGCATCGTCGGTGCGATCTCTGGCGGCTCAGGAACGTCTGCAACGGGCGCGGTAACGCACAGCGGCACCGGAACTCTCAACATCACGGGGAACATCACGGGCGGGTCTGGCTCGCAGGCCGATGGCGCAAGAATCACTGGCGGCGGAACGCTGAACGTGACGGGGAATGTGACGGGCGGCAGCGCGTCGGCAGCGCATGGCGTCGAAGCAGCAACAAACGCCTCAACAGTCAACATCACTGGCACGGTTACTGGCGGCACCCACGCAGCGGCGTTCGGGGTTGTGCATGGCACCACGGGCACGACGACAGTCACCGGAACGGCGGTAGGAGGAAGTGCAGGGCTGGGGATGTCCGTCACCGCCGCTGGCACCGTCACCGTGACGCGAGCCAAGGGAAACGGTTTCGGCAACGGCAGCGCCGGACTGTCGGCCGCCGTTGGGATCAGCAACACGTCCCAAGGGAGTGCGACCAGGATCTACGAGATCGAGCATGGCGACCTCGGCCAATCACCCACGGCCGGGCCGATCATCATGCTCAACGACACGAGCAACGTGGCGTTGTTCTATCGCACGAGCGGCGGCAAGAAGACCTTGATCGACAGCGCCGCATCGGCCGGGCATCCAGCCGCGAGCAACGTCCGTAGCGGCGTGTCTTTTGCCAATGGCAATCAGACTGGCACTTGTGCGGTGCCAGCGGCCGGGAGTGTGGCCCTCGGCGTGGCCGTGGACAACACCAGCGGTACGGCCGTGCTGACCCAGGCGAACGTCGAGACGGCGCTCGGGGCGTTCTCGTCTGGCCGGCTCGCCAACTGCGCCACAGTTGCCAGCGTCGGTCAGCAGCTGGCCGATGCGTTGACCACTCCTTAGGGTTAAGCGCATGCCATCCGCAGTCCAACGCTGGAGCCCGCCGCGCATGCGGGCGACGACCAGGACCAAGGAAGTCGAGCACTACCGCTCAGCCGACTGGCGGTCGCGACGCGTGAGGATCCTGGTCCGCGACGCCTACACCTGCGCCAACTGCGGCCGCGTCGTGTCGGGCAAGGCAGCCCACGTCGACCACATCGTCCCGCTCGAGGAAGGCGGCACGGACGCCGACGCGAACCTCCAGGTCCTGTGCGATGCAGACCACGGCAGGAAGACACGAGGCGAGCAGCGGCGGCGAGGGAGCCTGTGAGTCGCTGGACTGAGGATTCAGTTCGGTAACGATCCGTGCATGGAAGGCACGGAAGCCACTGCCACGCGGTGCGGGACGTGCAGGAAGTGCGGCGTCGCCGTCAGCTCGCGAGGACGACGAGGCCGGACTCCGTCGATCTGCGTCGCGTGCAAGAAGGATGCGGAGAAGGAGCGGCCGCCGTTTCGCAGGACCAACAGTTGCAAGAAGTGCGCGTCGGAGTTCGAGGCGTCGAGTAAGCAAACGAAGTTCTGCCAGTCGTGTCGGCCGAAGGCAGAAATGATGACGTGTGTGATCTGTCAAACGGTCCGCAAGAAGTCGGCAGGAGGAGGGAACAGCGTCGGCCTGTGCTGCTCGAAAAAGTGCGCTGGGATACTGCGGTCGAGAAACGCGAAAGAGCGTGCAAGGGCTCGCGGCGACGGGCTTCGATCCTTACTCTCCTACTGTAAGAAGCTGATCAACGAGGAGAGGCTGGAGGCCTCTCGCGAGTACCTGTCGAAATGTGTAGCAGTCGCTGAATGGATGTATGAATGGGACAAACCGCTCCGGGCGAGGAGGGCGCACAGGAGAACCAGGGCGAAGGGATGCAGGAAGCACACGGCAAGGGCAAGTAAGCGAGGACTGCCACGCTCTTACTCGAGGTCTATGTCTCTGCCGGCCATTGGTGACCGAGACGCATGGACATGCCGACTGTGCATGCGACCGATAGTCGATCCGCATGATAGGAAGTCGCCCTTGTCGCCCTGCATCGATCACATCGTGCCGATCAATCATCCTGAGAACAGCAGGCACGGACACACCCCAGACAACGTGCAGGTAGCGCACCGTCGATGCAACGAGGCGAAGGGATGCTCGGTCGCCTGCGAGTCGCTGCTGACGTGCGACAGCCCGCGGGAATGGCTTGCGATCGCCGGGATCGACCAGACCCCCGGGGTAGGTAAAAACGTCAAAAACGATTTTTGCCAGGGGACCCCACGGGCCCTCGAAACGAATTTCCGAGCGCCTTTCACGAACTGAGGTGATCCATGGGCCGCCGCGGCCGCCATCCTGACCCGAACTCGAAGCGATCGCAGGCCGCCCTGGCCCGCGCGGAGCAGCTCGCCCGCGTCGTCGGCCGCCCGGCCCCGGCCGGGCCCCCGCCCGGCGGCCGGCCGCAGCTCGATCCGCCGGCCCGGGTCGCGCGGCTCGCTACTGCCCTTGGGTTCTGGCAGCGGAACGCCCCGATCCTTGAGGCCGACGGCCGGCTCATGGCCGACCGGGTCGACGCGTTCGCAATGCTCTGCCTGCTGCAGGCGGAGATCGAGCAGCTCGAGCAGGTGATCGACGGCGAGGGCTGGATCACGGCGACCGACAAGGGCCAGGCCGCGAGCCCGGTGGCGCGGCTGCTCCGTGACTCGCGGCGGGACTGGCTCACACTGGCGAAGGAGTTCGGACTGACCGCGGCGGCTGCGGCCCGGATGCCCCAGGAGCCGACCAGTGGCGAAGAAGACGTCGACGAAGAGGACCAGGTCCTCGCCAAGCTCCGCCTCCGCGGCGCGTGACCCGAAGAAGCGGCCCGAGTCCGTCCCGGGCTACGAGTGGGACTCCGCCGCCGCCGAAGCGCCGGTCGAGTTCATCGAGACGCTCTGCCGGCATCCGGACGAGCGCGGCGGCCCACCGGCACGGATCGACCTGATCGACTGGCAGAAGGAACAGGTCCTGCGGCCGCTCTTCGGCTGGCGGCGGGCCGACGGCCGGCTCCGGTTCCGGCGGGCCGGGATCTTCGTTCCGAAGAAGAACCGGAAGTCGAGCCTGATGTCGCAGCTCTCGCAGTACATCCTGACCTGTCACGCCCCGGCCCAGGACGTGTTCCTCGCGGCGAACGACAGGCTTCAGGCGCGAACGATGTACCGCATGGTGCGGCAGTCGGTGGAGGCCAGCCCCAAGCTCTCGAAGATGCTCGAGGTGGTCGACTCGCGGAGCATCATCCGTAACCGCGAGACCGGGAAGGAGATTCGATGCCTGTCGTCGGACTCGTGGCGCAACGAAGGACTGAACGGCTCCGTCATCCTGGACGAGATCCACAGCTTCCGCTCGCCCGACCTGGTCGACGCCCTGATCTACGCGACCCGCGGCACGGCCAACGGCCTCGTAATCTCGATCTCGACGGCCGGCTCCGACCGGAACGGCATCGGCTGGCGCTGGTGGCAGGACTGTGAGCTCGTGATCAAGGACCCGAAGACGAACCCGACGTTCTACGGGCTGATCTACGCCGCGGCCGAGGACGACGACTACTCGGACCCGAAGGTCTGGCGGAAGGCGAACCCGTCGATGGGGATCGCCTTCCCCGAGGACGAGTTCGCGGCCGACTACCAGGACGCGACGACCGACGCCCGCAAGATGTCGAAGTTCCTGCGCTATTCCTTGAACGTCTGGCAGGCCGGGGACTCTCGCTGGATGGTCGGCTCGATCGACTGGGCGGCCTGCAATGCGGGCCCGGCCGAGCCGAACGCCGGCCGGCCCTGTTGGGTCGGCGTGGACCTGGCCTCGAATCTCGACATGACGGCGGCCGCGTTCGTCTTCAAGGAACGCGACGGCAGCTACTCCGTCGAATGGAAGTACTGGGTCCCGCGCGAGACCGTGGCCGACCGCGTCCGCGAGGGCATCCCCTACGACGCGTGGATCCGCGACGGCTGGGTGACCGTGACCGACGGCCACCGGCTCGATCACGAGGCGGTCGCCCGTGACATCGTCGCCTATGGCCAGGACCACGAGATCCGGGCGGTCGGCGTCGACCCGTGGCAGGCCGGGGCCCTGGAGACGCTGCTCCAGCGCGAGGGCCTCACGGTCAAGGACATCCCGCAGCGGACCGGCTACCTGAACGCGCCCTGCAAACTCCTCGAGGCCCTGGTCGTCGAGAAGCGGCTCCGGCACGGCGGCAACCCGGTCGCGACCTGGAACGCGAACAACGTCTGCGTCTACACGGACGCGACCGGCATGATCAAGCCGGACAAGGCGAAGTCGACCGAGAAGATCGACGGCATCGCGGCCCTCGTGAACGGCCTCGCGCTCGCATCGACCGACGAGGACGCGTCGACCAGCGTCGACGACTGGAAGGTCCACGTCCTGTAGCACATTCACGGGGCCGGGGGCCGGCCGGACACTCTAGGCATGCCCCGGACCAAGGCCCCCGCAAAACGAGCCCCTCGGCGGCGGCCTGCCAGGCGGGTCGTCGCGCCCACCCACGTCGTCGAGGTCCGCGGCAGCCTGGGCGACCCGAATGCGTGGGGCACGGCCTGGCGGACGAGCATCGGGCCCGACACGGCGATCCGCGTCTCGTCGATCCTCGGGGTCGTGCGGTGGATCGCCCAGGCCGTGGCGATCATGCCGGTTCACCTAATGCGGACGCTGCCAGACGGCCGCAAGGCACCGGCCATCCTGCCCTGCGGGTACACGATCTCGAAGCGGCCGAACCGCTGGCAGTCGAGCTACGACTTCTACCAGCTCGTGGCGTATTGGACGGCGCTCCACGGCAACGCGTTCGCGCGGATCATCCCGGGCGATCGCGGCTGGTGCTCCGAGCTGCGGCCCATGCACCCGACGCGTGTGCGCGTCCAGCGGCACCTCGACTACTCGGTCTCCTACGAGTTCTTCGACGAGATGGGCTCCTGGGTCCGCCTGCCCCAGGAGGAGGTCCTTCACTGGCGCTGGCTCTCGGACAACGGCCTGGTGGGGCTCGCGCCCAGCGAGCTCTGCGGCACGTCGATCGCCCTCGCCCGCAAGCTCGACCAGGCGGCGACCGCTCACTGGGACAACAGCGGCCGTCCGGACATGGTGATCGAGACCGACGAGAAGATCCCGGACGAAGCCGTCGCGGCCCTTCGATACGCGATGCACGAGGTCTACGGCGGCGCGAACAACCGCGGGAAGACGGCGGTCCTGCCAAAGAAGACGCGGCTTAAGACCATCGACCAAAACACGATGGAACAGTCCCAGTTCCAGGAACTCAGGGACGCGATCCTGCCGGACGTCTGCCGGTGCTGGGGCGTGCCCTCGACGCTCCTCGGCGATTCCAAGATGGCCCGCTGGTCCAATGTGGAACAGGAAGGCCTGTTCGCCCAAACGTGGACGCTCCTCCCCTGGATGAAGCGCATGGAGGGGCCGCTCGACATGGCCCTCCAACCCGTCTACGGGGAGGACGTCTACGCCCGGTTCGACAACCGCGGGCTCCTCCGCGGCGACACGGCGACCCGCGTCCAGCTCTACCAGTCGCTCTTCAACATGGGCGCGATCTCGCCGAACACCGTCCGCGACCTCGAGGACTTCGAGCTGCTCGAGGAGCCGGCCGCGAACCAGACGTTTATGCAGCTCGGGTTCTCGACGCTCACGGCGGCGGCCGCCCAGGCCGGGGCGGTGCAGCCCCAGGACGCGGCTCCGGCCGAGGCCGGGCCGGTGGCCGATGCCGAGCCGGCCGGCGAGCCCGGGGCCGGCGTGCCCGAGGCCGGCGGCTTCCGCGAGGGCCAGTACGTCTATTTCGACGGCGGCGAGGGGACGATCGAGCACCTGATGACCGACGGTGTGCTCGGCGTCGAGGGATCGCCTTTTGCGATCGCAGCGAGCGAGGCCGAGCCGGCCGCGAGCGTCCGCGTCTACCTGAACGGCGAGCCGACCGAGTTCACGGTCGGGAAGAGGGTCTCGGAGCTGTCGGCAGAGCCGATGGGGGAGGTGTGATGGAAACCGAACGACGCTACCTGGCACTGGCCGACATCGGCGACGACGCCCTCGGCCTCGAGGAGCGGGCCGACGGCCCCACCCGAATCCGCGGCATCGCGCCGCCCTGGAACTCCTGGTCCCACGACCTGGGCGGGTTTCGGGAGCGGTTCATGCCGGGTTCGTTCCGGAAGTTCCTGGAGCGATCACCGACCGACCCGCGCGGCCGGGCCGACGTCATCGCCGCGTGGAATCACGACGAGAGCCGGATCCTGGGGCGGACCACGAACGGGACGCTCGACCTCCGCGAGACGGAGCGGGGCCTCGAATACCTGGCCACGCCGCCGGAGGGCACGGCCACCACGGCCGAGGTTCTGTCGCTGATACGCGGCAAGTACATCCACAAAAGCTCATTCGCGTTCACGGTAAACGACGGCGGCGAGTCGTTCGACACGGAGCCGGGCGGCAAGATCACGCGGACGATCACCGACGCCACACTCTACGACGTGTCGCCCGTGACCCGGGCCGCCTACCCGAGCTCGACGCTGGGCCTGCGTTCCCTCGAGCGGTGGAAGGTCGAGAACCTCACGGCTCAAGAGAACGCCCGGCTCGCCGAGGAGGCCGCCGACAAGCAGGCCGACTACATGCGGTCGCTCTCCGGCGCGCGGGCCGCTGCGGCTGCCGCCGTCGCCAGGATGCGAGCCCATGCCGGCTAGCCGCTGCCCGAAGTGCGGCGGCCGCTGCCGCGTCGAGTCGAGCAAGCGGGCCGGGCCCGCCCAGGTCCAGTACGTCGAGTGCCAGAGCTGCCGCCAGCGCCGGCGGCGGGTCGTGCCCGCCGAGCTCGTGTTCCGGAGGATCGCCAAATGATCGCCGACGCCCCGATCGCCGCTGCCAGCCCGTTTCAGTCGATCGCCCAGAAGGTCTCGGCCTATCTGGACGCGGCCCAGTCCGCCGCAGCCGACGGCTTGACGTGGCGCGAGTTCGGCGAACTGCTCCTCGGGATCCTGCGGATCTCGATCGAGACGCTCGACGCCACGAGCACGCTGTCGGGCCCGGAGAAGAAGGAGCTCGTCCTCGAGGCGGCGGCCGCGCTCTTCGACCAACTCGCCGACCGCTGCGTCCCGCTCACGGCCTGGCCGGTGTGGATCCTGGTTCGGCCGGCGATCCGGAGCCTCGTCCTGGCGATCGCGGCCGGGGCCGTTGAGCAGATCCTGCCGCTCGTGAGGCTGGCCCGATGAACAACGCCCTCGTCGTCCTCCTGGTGGCCGGAGCCGCGTACGCCGCGGCCGGGCCGCAGATCCTGGAGCAGCTCCGGAAGCTCTCCGGATTCGCGCCGAAGATCGACCGAAAGCACGTCGTCGCCGCGGCGCTGATCGCGGCGGCCGCCCTGGTTTGGTCGAACCAAACTGGAGCCCCCTCCCCGAATCCCGCGCCGGCCCCGGCGGCACTCGACCTCCGCGGGAAGTTCGTCGGGCCGACGGCAGCAGTCGACGCCGCCACCGTCGCGGCCCTGCTCGACGAGCTCGCCGCCGAGATCGAGTACGACGGCACGAAGGACGAGGGCGCGCGGCTGATCAAGACCGGCGCGGCCGTCGACGATCTGCGGATCCGGGCCCGCGAGCTGCGGTGCCGGGGCGAGAGCTTGGGGGCGAAACACCCGCTCGTCCGGGACGCGATCAAGGATTTCCTCGACCACGCGGCCGGCACGGCGGGCGGGCCGCTGTCGCCGGCCCAGCGGGCCGCCTGGGTCGCGGCGTATCGCGAGATCGCAAAGGCGGCCGCCAATGTCGCACGGTAGCCGCAACGCGATCCGGGCCGGCCTGGTGCTGGTCCTGGCTGTCGTCACGCTCCTCGCGCTCGTGGGGGCGTTTCGCCCACGGACCGTGGCCGGCGGGCCCGACGGGCAGTTCGGGTACACGCCGGACCCCGA